ATTGTTACCAAAATATTGTTAGCTCAAACAGTGGACACTGCGCTTATTAAATCAATTGTTTCATTATACAACAGGTCCCACCCTGAGGTTAGCGTAGCCGATACCATAATACCAATTATCGCCTACGCACTCCTTGAAACCAAGCGTGCAGAATCACTTATTGTCCAGATGCAGGCAAGTGATGTGGTAAGTGCTATCAATACCATCAAAAGCACCACATATAAACGATTGCCTCAAGGTTTCATCGATGCCTTCGTGCAGGGAAGAGCTTGTGAGTATCTTGCCTTCAAGCTTAGACGACTCTTCACTCTTGAAAACCCCGAATGGGGTTTTCACTAAGCGCCAATAATAGCGGCCTCCAGCAACGCCGAATGCTGGAAGGCACGCTTTATTCGGCAAACCTGGAAAAACACGCAAGACCAGATATAATGTCTGGTTACCATGCAGGACTCCATCAAGCTCACCTTGATAATGTTTCCAATGTAGCACATAAGCTGCAGCCATTTGTTGAGATTGGCCAGCTAAGATATGATGCTAGCACACAAACCTACACTGGAAACTTCCCCAAACTCATGTTGACCATAACTGATCCTAAAATACTACAAAAATCCATATTGGTCAACCCAGAACACTACACACCTGAATTGATGAAGAGCAAGGTGTTCAATTACTCCCACACCCTTACTGGATTAGAAATGAAGGACCTGGATGACATTTGTTGGTGTGCTGGAGGTACAAAATACAATAAAGTGGCATTTGAACAAATATTGGGAGAGGATGACAATACAGTAGATGCCATGGTTTGGGGAAATTGCATCCATACTATAGTAGCTGCAGCAAAGCGTCAAATGCGAGCAGCACCAGAACCAGATCCCAAAGTAGCAGACGACTTTTTCAATTTTTCAAAAGATATAATTGATAAGGAATTAGGGCCTTATCTGGACAACTTTGGGTACTCCTATGATCAATGGTTTTCTCATCTTCCTTATAAAAAGCAACAACTAATGACCAAGATAATGGATGCAATTGATGCAGACAAACCCTTGGAAATTGACCCACAAGAATATAAGCAATTAATCCATATGTCCAGATTGGGATATCTTGATCCACATTATGAGGGTATCTGCAAAATTGAGGTTCAGGCTACTGATGGAAAACCCCGTATGGTCTGTTCTATACCACAATTAATAAAATTGGTCATGGGACCAATCACTTGGATGCTCGAGGATATAGCAACTGATCATTTACGGGGGTACTGTGGAGGCAAAAACCTACAACAGATGTCTGAGATGGTAAACAATTATGCATCACAAGGTTTTACTGCTGTTGTAGAGGGTGATGGTTCTGCTTTTGACAATACACAGGACGTAACCCTAAAAAGAATTGATAGGTATATATATCAACGGGTTGCGGACTCATTACACCATCTGCCAGAG